CCAGACTTAAAATCTGTTGAGAATTAATCTCGTGGGAGTTCAAGTCTCCCTACTCGCACTCGGGGGAAGGAGTTAGCCCCACTATATGTAAAGTCACTCTGCGAGAATTGAAATTTATATAAATGGGGTTTATTTGTGTAGGGGTGTAAGGTTCCTGGTGGTGCGGGAACCTTTTTTTTTGAAAATAAATAAAAAAAAGGATGATATTATGTCTTATGCGGTAACCACAAAAAAATGTTGGTATAATGATATTACTATCGTCAAAATGTTTTTTCTGAATGATGTTCCATTTACCTTTGACGATTTACCTGTAGGTTATTTTTATGATTTGGATATTGTAAAAGAAGCAGATAATAATAGAGAGTATTATATAGAAGATATTTACAAGGGTTCCAATTATTTAATAATGGAAAAATGTCATCCATGTTTTGATACTATTGAAATATTGAATCCAGAAAATTTGCCCGAAGAGATGCAAAGTTTTTATAATGGTGAGGAAGATTTACTGGGATAAATAAAATATAGAAATGTCCTAGAAGTCATAATAAAATGCCACTTAATAAACTTGATAATTTTATCAAAAATACTGAAGGTCGTATATTGTATGTAAGTCCTGCAGATTTGGACTCTACCGATAGTATCGATAATACTGGCAATTCACTTGCTCGTCCTTTTAAAACAATACAAAGAGCAATACTCGAATCCGCAAGATTTTCTTATGTAAAAGGGTCGTCAAATGATTTAATTGAAAGAACAACAATTCTTTTGATGCCTGGTGAACATGAAGTTGATAACAGACCAGGATTTAAACTTAAAAGTTCGGGTGGAGCAGCAAAAGTTATATCACCATCTGGTGCAGAAACTGATGCACAAGTAACATTAGATTTAAATTTAAGTACAAATTTTGATTTAAAACAAGAAAATAATGTTCTGTACAAGTTTAATAGTGTATATGGTGGAGTTATTGTTCCTAGAGGAACTTCGATTGTTGGTTTAGATTTAAGAAAGACTAAGATACGTCCACTTTATGTTCCAAATCCAACTGATTTTAATATAGAAAATTCTGCAATCTTTAGAATTACAGGAACTTGTTATTTTTGGCAGTTTTCATTTTTTGATGGTGATGAATTTGGAACAGTTTATACTGATCCAGATGATTTTTCGGATAATAACAAATCACAACCAATTTTTTCCCACCATAAACTAACTTGTTTTGAATATGCTGATGGTGTGAATCCTGTCAGTTTATCAACATATGGAGATTTAACTGATCTTGATATGTATTATGGAAAACTATCTAATGCATATAATTTAAGTTCTGGAAATCCGAGTAGAAATATTGATAGTAAGTTTCCAAATGAATCTGCTGGTTTTGCAAAGCAAAGACCTGAATGGGAAATTGTTGGTGCATTTGCAGCAGACCCTATTTCTATTTCAGCAATTGAAGCTGGCGAAGGAGGAACACCGACTAATCAAGTTACAGTAACGACTTCTACTGACCACAATTTGACTGCAGGAACTCCAATTAAAATTAGGGGAGTTGATCCACAAGATTATAATATTTCAACAAAAGTTCAAAGTGTTGATCCAACCAATCCAAGAATATTCACTTTTCTTCTTGCTACATTTAGACTTAATCTTCCAACACCAGGAAATGCATCTGGAGCAACAATAACTATTGAGACTGATACTGTATCTGGTGCATCTCCTTATATTTTTAATATTTCTCTTCGTTCTGTCTATGGCATGAATGGAATGTTTGCTGATGGATCGAAAGCATCAGGATTCCGTTCGATGGTTGTTGCACAGTTTACCGGAGTTTCTCTACAAAAAGATGATCGTGCCTTTGTAAAATATAATAAATCATCTAGATCTTATTCTGGAATTCCAATTTCAAAAGTAACAGGTGCCAATTTATCTAACGGGTCTTCTTCAACAAATCCAGCAGAAGTTTATCATTTAGATACTAATGCAATTTATAGAAGGGGATGGGAACAAACACACATTAGACTTAGTAATGATGCAATCCTTCAAATTGTTTCTGTTTTTGCAATTGGATATAATAAACACTTTGCAATTGAGAGTGGTTCTGACGCATCTATTACAAACTCCAATTCTAACTTTGGACAATTGTCCCTCATTTCTGATGGATTTAAGAAAGAAGCATTTGACAAAGACAACAAGGCATTTATTACAAACATTATACCACCAAGATCTAATGTATCTCTTGAGGAAGAAATTGATTGGTTGACACTTGACGTTGGTATCACAACATCGGTTGGAGACAATAGTAGATTATATCTTCGTGAATTTACAACAGAAGATGATATTCCACCAACATTAACTCAAGGATACCGGGTTGGTGCAAAGGTAAATGACTCATTACTTGTTAATATTGGAGGCACCGAATATAATGCCGATATTTTAATGAAAGATAGTATTGGTAATACTTTTAGTTCTTTTAGAGAATTACCAGTATCCTCAGTTTATAATGATAAATTAGAAATTGGTTTTAATAATGGAATTGTTACTGGGGAAAAAGTTCTTCTTTTAAGTACCACTGCAAATTATCCAGAAAATATTACTCCACACATCGTTTATTATGCAATTTCTTTAGCAAACAATTCCGATAGTTCTTTAAGAGATAAAATTCAATTAGCATCAACTAAAACTGATGCTGAGAATGGAAATTACATTACAATATATGGTGGAACAGGACTTAAAATCCAATCTAGAGTGACTGACAAATCCTCTGGAGAAGCAGGACATCCGGTTCAATTTGATAGTTCTCAAAATCGTTGGTTTGTCAATGTAAATAGTGGAAATACAATTTATACATCTTTAAGTGCTCTTGGTGTTTCTGGAATTGGAAATGAAACCGATCCAACATATATTAAAAGAGCTCCAGATAGTAGAAGTTTAGACGAAAAAGTATATAAAATGAGAGTGGTGATTCCTAAAGAATTGCCAAATGGTAAAAATCCAGAATCTGGATTTGTAATTCAAGATACGAGTACAACAGGTGCTCGTGATCAAAATGATTTTACATTATCAACAATTGGTATCAATGATTATGAATTTAAAAAGAATCCAAGAATCATTGCTGAAGGATCGTTTGATTCTACCACATCAGTATGTACTATAAGAACTGAACTTTCACACAATTTGAATATTGGCGATCAAATTATTATTAAAAACATAAATGATAGCACTAATACTTCTGGTGTAGGAAATTTTGGATATAATGGAACATTTATTGTAAAAAGTGTTCCAAATAATATGACGTTTACGTATGAAAATACACAAAGTCCTGGAGCATCATTGACGAATGACCTCTCAATAAGGGATCAGAATCTTCCACGTTTTGAAAGAAATGATTTACAATCCAATTTTTACATTTATAGAAATGAAATAATCAATCAATATATTGAAGGGCAGCAAGATGGTATATATCACATATATGTTCTAAAAGCTGATAGTCCTATTACACAAGAATTTACGGACTTAGAGTTTAGTCAAAATGTGACAGATTTCTATCCACAGTTAGATAGAGATAATGTCAATGATTCTCCTGGATCAACAAATACTTATGCAGTGTCATCTCCTATTGGACAAGTTGTTACAAGTGATTTAAAGAATAGTATTACTAGAGAAACAAGTGATATTTTTATTACGAAATTAAATCATGATTTAACTGTAGATTCTAGTATTCATAATGCAGGAATATCAACAATTACTTTTAAAAGAAATCATTTCTTTAATGGAGTAGTTACAGGAACAATCACAGATCCAAGTAGCTCTAGAATCCAAGGCACATATTATAACGTAAAACTTTATAATAGCAATGTTTTTACTGATGCTAATTGGGATGGAGCTACTGCAAAAGTAACTGTGGGAGCATCATCTTCTATCACGAACTTTGAAATTCAATCTCCAGGTTCTGGATATGCTGCCAGCAATACTCTTTACTTTGATAATGCTGCTACTTCGGGAAGTCAAGATGCATTTATCACTCTTTCAAATTCTGGAATCACGACTGCAATTGGTGATGTGGTTCAAGTTACTGGTATTGGAACACTTTCTGATGCATATTATCGCATTGTAAATGTTCCAAATAAAGTTCAAATTGGAGTTGCAAGAACTTCTGGTGACCCAGACATCCTTTCAGATCATATTGTCATTCCTGTAGGACCTTCTGTTAATATTAATTCTGCGTCTTTTGATTCATCATCCAAAATTACCACGTTTAATTGTAGTGACCCTCATGCTCTTGTTTCTGGAAATAAATTTAAAGTTATTGATACAAGCAACAATAACTTAGGTGACTTTATTGTAAAAAATAAGATAGGAGTTACTACTTTTACTGCAGAAACAACTTCTGAGTTAACAAGTCCAGCATTTATTCTTCAGCATTATTATTCATCCAACTCTGGTGTTTCTGATAGAAGTAACGAGAATCTATCTGGAAGAGCAAAAACAATTTATAATAACGATAATTTAGTAATTAGTAATTCTGGAAATTCTATAGGAATTAATACATTATCAATTCCAGTTACTCATCCATCTTCTGGTATTGGTATAACTTATAGATTCCCATTAGGAACCTACGTTCAAGTAGATGATGAAATTATGAGAATTTCATCATCTTCGATTACGGGAACAAATAAACTATCGGTTATTCGTGGTGTTCTTGCTACAAATGTAAGTTCTCATGCCGACGGTTCTTTAATTCGTAAAATTAAAATATTGCCTGTAGAATTCCGTAGACCCTCTACTGTTCGTGCATCAGGACATACATTTGAATATCTTGGATATGGTCCAGGAAATTATTCTACGGGACTTCCTCAGGTTCAAACTAGATCTTTAACCGAAAGAGAAGAATTTTTATCACAAGCTCAAGAAAGATCTGCAGGTATTGTTGTTTATACTGGCATGAACAACAGAGGTGATTTTTATATTGGTAATACTAAGAAATCTTCTGCAACTGGGGAAGAAACTTCATTTGATACTCCAATTCCAACAGTCACTGGAGAAGATCCTGCAAGATTAAGTGCAGTTTTTGATGAAGTAACTATTAAGGAAAGAATTATTGTTGAAGGTGGAGATTCTGGTGAAATATTATCACAGTTTGATGGTCCAGTCACATTTAATAATGATGTAAGAATCAAAGATACTCTTTCTCTTTCTGGAAGATTAAGAATTTTAAATACAACACAATCTACGAATACTAATACTGGTTCAGTTATTGTTGATGGTGGAGTTGGTATTGATAAGAATCTATATGTGGGTGGTAATACCAACGTTGGAGGAAATTTTGCTGTAGATGGAAACACTACTTTTTCAACTATAGTAGCAACAGGTGCAACATTTGGTAATATTGAAATTGCACAAATCGATGATAATACTATAAACACAATTACAGGAGATCTGAAATTAACTTCAGTTAGTGGATCTTTAGTTGCTATACAAACAAATACTACAATTACTGGTATTACTACAATTGTAGGTAATACTACAATTACTGGTGCTACTGATATTACAGGTAACACTACAATTACAGGTAACACTATAATTACTGGTATTTTAAGTGTAACTGATGATATTACTGCATTCTGGACATCTGATGAAAGACTTAAAGATAACATTACTCCAATTGATAATCCTCTTGAAAAAATTATTTCAATCAGTGGAAATACATTTGATTGGAATGAAAAGTCCAATAAAGAAGGGCATGATGTTGGATTAATTGCACAAGAAATTCGTGAAGCACTTCCTGAGGCAGTAATAGAAAGGGATAATGGATACCTTGCAGTTGATTATCATAAGGTTGTTCCACTTCTTGTAGAGGCAATCAAAGAACTCTCAGATAAAGTTAAAGTTCTTGAACAAAAGTTGCAAGATAAATAACTCTAAAGTTTGTAATAATGGCAAATTATAGGAAGTCATTTAATTTTAGAAATGGTGTTCAGGTTGACAATGATAATTTTGTTATAAATGCAAATGGACTTGTAGGAATTGGTACATCAATTCCTAGAGAGTTTTTAGATGTCTATGGGAACAGTAATGTAACTGGATTGACATCAACAGGAACATTGGCAGTTGTTGGAACTTCTGATTTCAGTGATACTTTGAACGTAGGGTCTAATATTTCTCTTAATGAATCATCTGGCATTATAACCGCAACTAAATTTGTTGGGGATGCTTCTGGACTTCAAAATATTTTCGCAATTTCAACAACTGGTTGGATTGCACAAGGAGTTGGATTACATACATTTAGATCGATTGGTATAGGAACCACAAATCCAGAATCATTTCTTCAAATAGAAGGAAATCCTGATACTTCAACTGGTGTTGTGATTGGAAGTGGTAATATTAAAGCTAGTGGGATAGTGACAGCAAATTCACTTACATTAGTAAATTCTTTATCTGTTGGAAGTGATCTATCCATAACTGGAGTATCTACATTATCTGGAAATGTTGATCTTGGTGTGGATTTATCTGTCGGTGGGAATTTAAATGTAACTGGTGTTTCTACATTTTCTAAAAATATAGATTTGCCTGATAGTTCTGATGCTTCAGATGGAAGGGTAAGATTTGGTGCTTCATCAGATATGATGTTGTTTCATTTTAATGGTGCAAATTTTATTGATGTTACGAACCCTTTAAGTATTCGTGGTCCTGGTGTTGGTGTAACAATAAGTATCAAACCATCAAGTAATGAAGAAGGTATAAAAATAGTTCCAGATGGATCCGTAGAATTATACTATGATAATTCTAAGAAATTTGAAACCACATCATCTGGTGCAACTATAAATGGTACTTTAATTGCAAATGGACTTGATGGAGTTTTAAATTCATCATCGGCAACAATTACCAATTCTGTGATAACGGACGCTACTATCACTAATATTGTTGGTACTAGTATTTCTGCCACTCATGTGAATGCTGGAATTAGTACATTTAGTACTTTAAAAGTAGATAAACTAGAACAACCCAAAATTGATGTTGTTGGGAATAATGCAGCAATTAGTATAGGACAAGTTGTTGGGGGAGGTAACAGTAGTTCTACATTGACCTTCGATTCTGCCACTTTGAGAATTAATAATTATGATACTGGTGGAATTGAATTAAATCTTCATGAAGGTTCTGGTGCAGGGTCAACTGAATCCTTTAGAGTAAAATATGATAATGAAAAACAGTTTGAAGTTACTCATGATGGAAAAGTTGGTATAAATCGTGATGGAGCTGTTTTAACACATGAACTTGAAGTTGGTGGTGATTTATATGTAGATAATGATGCAAAAATTGTTGGAGTATTAACAGTTGCTCCAGGAACTCCATTTCAAATGACCTTTGGTGATGGAAGTGCCATACCATTTCCAAGTGGACAAAATTTTCAAACAATCACAGGAATTAGTACACTTAATTACCTCAACATAAGAGAAACTATTACTGCATCGGGAATATCAACATTGACGGTCGATGGTTTTGAAAGACATATTGGACTTAAACTTGAAAATTGTGATGCATTTATTGCAAATGGAAAAGTTGGTATCGGAACAACAATTGCTGGTGAACAAGAAGAACAACTTTATGTTGAAGGAGACATTGGTCTGACAGGTGAATTAATCGCAAAGGAGAGAATTGCACTTACAGATACGACATTAAGTACTGATCCAAGAGCAGGTATTCCAACTGAAACTGCATATTCAATTGCAGTTCCACCACTTGATTTTGGAAATTTTCAAATAAAGAGTGGAACATCGTCGTTTATCAGTCAAAATATCTTACTTGTTCCTGATGGAGGATCTCAAGTAGCAGGATATGGATTTACAGATATGGGAGTCATTCCGACTAGTACTCTTCCTGAAGGAAATAAGTATCTAACAACAGTTGGAGTTAATACATTCTTTGCAAGATCTATATTTGATATAGGAGTTGCTTCTACATCAATGAATAGTTATTTTATTCTACCATCATTAACAGAAGATGATATAAGTGTTGTCAGTAATTTATGGCAGAATCCAACTGGATTTGGAACAGTACATGCAAAGAAAGTTACTCCAGATGGACTTGTTCCTGGAGCACTAGTATATAACTCCACAACAGATGAAATACAAGTTAGAAATACTGCATCATCATTTAGAAACTTATCTGGTTTTGGCACTAGCAACTCATGGCAAGACGTAACTGCTATTCGTGCTCTAGATACTGACTATACTAATACCACTGGTAATCCTATTCAAGTACAGGTAACCCCTATTGCTGCTGGAAACATGTTTGGCACATTCCTTGTTGGTGGTGTTGGGATTGCATCTTGTCAAATCACACCAAGCGGAGGTGGTGGTTCGTATCCATTCTCTGTAATTGTCCCTAGTGGATCTACTTATAAAGTCAAAGATGGTGGTAATGGTAACTACGTAGTTGATAAATGGTTTGAGCTTAGATAATGTAGGAACGCTTGACAAGACTCTAAAAACCCTGTAGACTACCTTTGTTAGGGTTGAAGAGGAATTTATAAGACACTTTAAGAACCGTCCACCAGGTCGCACTGGGGACGGTTTTCTGCTATAATAAGAAGGTAATCGAGGGAGACCTTT